TTGACGGCCTTTTCTTCGTTGGCTTGCGGTTTATCGCCCGCTTCCTTCGGCGCGATCAGCGCCCCGCAGATGTGGCAGTACAGGCCGTCATCGCGGTCATACAGTACAGGGTGGGTGCAGTTCATGGATTTTCCTCCTTCCTGCAATAAAAAAGCGGCCTGCTCAGGTCGCTTTCAGCTTTGCAAGTTCCGGGTTTTCTTTTTCAAACATCCGTTGCTGCTCTTCAGATAATTCCTGCGGATAATCCCGGAAGAAATTAAACGTTTTCTTTTTATCAAACGAGAAAAGGAACTCGCCGACAGCATCATAATTATCGCGCCACCAAACAGTGTCGCTTGCATTGTGTTTGTACCAATCACTTAATGCCACCGCCTGCTCCTTTCCGCTGCTTGTCAGCAGCCGTGTTGATGTATTCAAGCATCGCCCTGAAATCGGGGCTTTGCCCCAGCTTTTCAAGGTCTATCAAAATGCTTGGAATCTGTAATTTGTGTCCGTAGGTCGAACGGCTTCTTTTCGCCCCGAACCGCCATTTCAGCACGTTATCATTTAGTTCGTGGAATCCGTTGTTCCTGGCCGACTGCAATTCAAGGTATTCAAGCCCCGTTTCTGTTTTGTGCACCACAGCCGCATGGCTCGCGGTTGCAAAATAGTATTCCTTGCCAGCCTCAACGGATGCAAGCGCGGCGTTTGCGCTCTTAAACCCATTATAATCTCTTACAACAATCCCGTCAACCCCTTTGAAGTTGGCAATTTCCGTCATGCTGCTATACCTTGAAAAGAGTGATTGACTGTTGCCGCCTCGAAAGTCCAACACATCATACCCAGCTTTATTGCCTCCGTATGCAAGGGTCAGCGAAGAACAAGAACCGCTTGTTTTATCCGCGCCGCCAACACGATCGATTATTTGTTGTGTTGACAGCTTTTCACCAAGCCGTTTTACCGGAACAGCTTCAATATTGCTTGCAGGGAGCGTTTTCAGAACAAAATCGCTTTCTGCTTTCGCTTCTGTCTTTTTCTTTTCCGTTTTTTTCGGCTTTGGCCTTTCGGCTGTGCTTGCCTTGCCCGGTTCGTAATTGTCGGGCCATGTCGCATTGACTGGCGTGTATTCCCGATTCCGTCTTCTTGCCCTGCCGGTATCCTCGCAGAATTGGTCGATATCCGCGCTGGCCTGCTTTACCTTGGCCCGCTGGGCCTTGATGGCCTCCGGGTCCGCGCCCTGGGCCTGCATCACTTCCAGATCCCGCTTTTCCTCCCGCAGTCTGCGCTCCAGCGCCCGTTGCTGCTGGCTTTCGGCGTAGGCCTGCTCGTTTTCCTCCGGGTCCTGGGGCTCGCCCTTGATGGTGGAAAAGCCGGGAATGAAGTTCATGGGGTAATGCCGGCAGTTGACGCCGAACAGCCCACCGCCCCAGCGGAAGGATTCTATTTCATCCTCGCTGTGTACGGTGATCTTATTGCCGTCCAGATCCTCCACCGTGCCCGTCCATCCGCTGCGGCTGATCACCTTGCCCTGCCATGGGTAGCACAGGGGCCGCGCGCCGTTGTGGCTGCTCACCTGGTACAGATCAGCGCCATAGTCCCGCGCACGTTCATCAACCGCTTCCCGGGCGGTGTTGAACATGGTGGTTCGGATATCCATGGCCACGTAGGCTTCCGGGCTCCAGCGGTGGCCGCCGTGATCCACAAAGCCCGTCAGGCCGTTTTCCACCATGCGCCGCACGCCGTCCCGCATGGCCTGGTTCCAGCTGGTCACGCCGGTCACAACCTCGCCGGCGGCGGTGTTCAGGATATTCTGTGTGCGCTGGATGCGGGCGGTGATATCCGCCACCGTGGCCCGGTAGGCGCTTTCGGTGCTTTCCAGCATGACGGTGTTTACCAGGTTCAGTTTGTCCGCGCTCTGGGCGTAGTAGCTTTTGAACGCCTGCATTTGCCCCGGTGCCACCTCCGGCGGGATGAAGCTGCCCAGCAGCCCTTGCTCGGCGGCCTTGCGCAACGCCGGTTCCTCGCTTTTCAGCGCTTCCAGGATCGCCGTTTCCAGCGCGCCACGCAGGGCGGCATCCGCGCCGCCCAGGCTTTGCAGGATGATATCGGCGGTCTCCCGGTTCACCCGGCCCATCTGGGCCAGCATGCGCGCCTGGTATTCAAAGCTGCCCGGCAGTTCTTCTCCCGGTTTCACGTAGGGGAAATAGCGGGCAAGATTGACCAGTATTCTGTCCGTAACCGCGCCGTATACTTCCGCCATTTCATACGACATGTTATCTAAAAATGACGGTCGCATTTAATCACTCCATCCCGCCGAAAAGGCGCGTCACATCCACGGCATTTCCTGTGCCTTCTTCCTTGATGCGCTTCAGCTCGGCCTCGGCTTCCTCGGGGGTCAGGCCTTGACCATACTTCTTGTCGGTCATAAAGGTGTATTTGCTCAGCAGCCCGGCGCCCACCAGCATCACGCCCTCGTTGATATTGGTCTGCCGGTCCTGCGTCACGCCGTCATCAAAGGTGATCTGCACATGGTAGCCGCCCGCCGCCAGCCGCTCCACGCTCTGCCCCTCAAACTCCATGCCGTACAGCGTGGCCACATCCACGATATTGCGCACCAGATGCTCAATGGCCGGGGCGATCTGGTTCTGCATGGTCTTGATGGTCTTGTACGTTTTGCTGTTCTCGCTGATCACCTCGGTGGCGGTTTTTACGCCCTCGTGCTGATCAAACGTGAACGTACCCGCGCTGAAGCCCAGCTGCAGGCACAGGATGGACAAAAAGGCGTTGATGGCCGCGATGTGCTCTTCCACCCGCAGCTCCACGCTGTTGTCCGTGATCTTCAAATCGTTGGGGTCATCGCTGGCCAGCGCCTCATAGGTTTCATCGCCGGGGTCAAAGTACCGCCGCGGCAGCCCGGTTTCGGGATCAACCACCGTGCGCACAGCGCGGGCGGGCACGATGATGCGCTTTTTGCCAAGCCTGAACTCACGCACAAATGAATCATAGCAGATATCCAGCGCGTGCAGCGTTTCCAGGGCGTTGCCGTATACGCTCATGCCAAGCGGGCTGTTATCGTCCAGGTTATTGGCAACGGGCGTCCGCCAGTAGCAAAACAGGCTTTCACCCACCGGCACGATGGTTTCCTCATCCAGATACGGATACATTTCCGCCAGCGGCACCCGGATGCCCAGTATGTCCTGGCTGTCCCCGTTCGCGCCCTTCTGCATTTCGCTGCGGTAAAGCTCATTGCGGATGGTGTAGGTCATGCCGTCCCAGGTATGCCATTCCAGCCGGGTGTAATACCAGCCCTTTTTCGCCACGCGGGAAATGAATACGGCCTCATGCACTTTGGCGTTGTCCCAGCTGATGGGCACAAACTGATCCGCCATGGCATAGCCGATCTTGATCTTCTCGGTGCCGTCCACCTCGTTTCCTTCGCTGTCCCGGCGCACATCCCGCCATACCTTCATAGCCGAACCGCCCAGGGCCGCGCCCTGCTCGATGGCTTCCTGCATTTTTTCGCGGAAAGCGTTTTCGCACAGCACCTTCTGGATGAACATGTTCAGCGGGTCGGGGTTTTCGTCGGTGCTTTCGCGCCCGTCCATGCTCACGCTGATCTGGCACTCCTCGCCCCATACCAGCCCCGCCAGCTCCGCGCAAACGGCCTTTGCCGCGTTCATGCGGTACACTTGCCGCTGGCCCTTGGGGTTGGCGATGGTGGGCGCGGGGATCAGGTGCCAGGGCTTATAAAATCCCCGGTAAACATTTTTCCAGACAAAAATGCCAAAATCGTAAAACTGCGCGAACGATGGCACGCCGCCCAGATCGAAAATGGTTTTGTACTCGCGGGCAATGCCCGTGGCGCTTGCCGTCCTGTCCATGAGCCTTCGCCCCCAATCTTTGATCTTTGATAATATTTGCATATGTCACCACCCCGCTATCAGGTTCGGGATTTCGCGCTCGAAAGAATACTCGAGGCTGTCGAGCGAGTCAACATTCGTTGTGCCGTCATCCAGCCGCACATCCTCGGTATTGTGTTTGCTGTCCCATAATGCGCTTTTCAGCGCGTCTATGGTGTTTGTGCAGTTTGGTGCGCAATAATACCGCCCCGCGCCCATCAGCAGGCACAGCGCCCTTATACGGTCATTTATGGGGCGTTTGAGCGCGTTGCCGATGTTTACGCCGATCCGCGCCCGCGCC